ATCGTAATGGCTATGACCATCGTGCGTAGATGCACCTTTTTCAATTGCAAAGATAACATCGTAAAGGTCAACAGCTTCTGCACCTAAATGCTCACGGTAATTTTCGTCACCGTGGATGTTGTCGTTTCTTCCTGATTCTGGTGATATGTGCATGATTCTTCCTTGGGTTAATGGCGTTTATGCCATGATTAGATATTAAGCTAGCTAAATAGTTAATGCAACATTATTTTATAGGTGTTTACCCTTAAATGTTGTATTTATGTGGGGTGCGGGTACTAACCGGACAAGGAGGGAGGGACACCAGCGTTCCCCGCCATTTGATTATATGTTGTTCTTCTTTTTGTAGAAAGCAAGAAGATACTGAAAACACTCCCAAGCATCAGATAAATCTTGCTCTGAATGCTCAATCAGTCGAACGTCACCAGATTCAGTAAAGTAGACGTTTGCACAACGTGCTGTAGGCTTGCCTAGACCCATGCGATAAGCTGCAAGCTGCATGATCTGTTCGTGATAAGGGGTAATCTTACTCAAATCCCCCTCTTTGCTTTTGAAGTCTACGACAATGTTTTCAGCAATAAGGTCAACTTTGCCGCCGTAGCCGCCATAACAAAAGCTGCGTTCTGCTTCCCAATTAGCAGGGCCAAAGTGACTTTCAAGCGCAGAATGCACCTTGTAGACGTAATTAGGAAACTCAATCAGCTTTCCCTCATAAAAGCTCTCAAGCACCCCATGCAGTCGAGTACCTCGGTCTGCTGCTTCCCGTCCTGTAGATTTAGAATCAGACATCACACGCTGCAACCAGTTTTCCTCTGATTCACCTTCCATTCTGGGTAACGTCAGCGCAGCTAATAGCACTTGTTGCTGCAACCAGTTGTTTAGACCGGGCTTTGCAAGCAAACCGCTGATAGTCGTAACGCTAGGTACTAAACCCCGTTCTCTAGCGTCAGTCAGTCGAGTATTGCGTTCTACGCCATTCTTACCAACAACCCGATAAGCTGGTTCACCTGTTTGTGTGTACCAATGGCCTGACTCCGAATCTGCTGTTTTGACAATCATTTTGCATCCTTTGCAAGCAAATGTTGAAGTGCAGTAATAAGCATAGGTATTTCATCGTCAACAAGACAAACTGATAACATTTGATCTATATCAGTTTCACCATCTAATGCAATTGCAATCTTAAAAAGACCAATATTTTGGTATTTTCTAACAAGTGTAAGTTCGTTTTCTTTACCAAACCAAACATCATCCCATTCTGGCTCTATCAAAGGGTATTTTTTCCTATATTCAATAAGTGTTTCTTGAATTTCTTGTTCGCCGTTATCTAATTTTTGTTCTTTCATTTTTGCACCTGTTTAGCAAGGGTTTTAAGCATTTCAATAGCGTCTTGTACGTCTTGCATGGCTCTCTGGTCAAGAACCATGCCCTCATACCATTGCTGAAGCCGCCAAGAAATCAAAATAGCTTCTTCAGTTTGGTTCAAGATAAGCTCCTTAAAACGGTATGTCATTGTCCATATCCGCTACAGACCCACCAGAAGCCTCTTGATACGCTTTAGATTGCTCATCTATGCTTCGGTACTCAGGTGACTTTTTAATCGTTTCCTTGATGTTTTCAGACAACGAATCAAACATAGTTTCGTCAAACTTATCAAGGCTAAACAACATTGTGGTGTTAATGCCTTCTGGCAAACCTTGTTTTTTGTAAATATTAGGAACAGATGAGATTCCTTTTAAGTCTGCATACGTCATATCACCCTTTTGGCGGTGGCTAATGTTAACCATGCAAAAGTGTCCAAGAATGTTGCTAATGTCAAAACCTTTCAGTTCTTCCTCAGTAAAAGCCTTACCTCGCCAAGCCTCCAGATCACGGCGCAGGTTTGCTTTTTCGTTGAGGCTTACTGTGTACTCACGGGACTGAATTAAGGGCTTACCGTCTGCTGTAAGCAACGGTTTGTTGTAAACATCCTCACCATGCAGCTCAAAAAAGAACTTTGCTTTGCGACTCATGGTGACTTTACCCTCATACTCACGCATTTGAGTTCCAAGGTCAATAATGCGGTATAGACGGGCTAAATGCGTACCAGCGGGTGCGATTTGAAACTGTTTACGGTCTGAGTTTGATCCTGTGATAATCATTTTGTTGCTCCAAAGATTTCATCAAAGTTGTAGATAACGGGCAAAAGTTTTGCGGGTGAGTGGTTAGGTAGGTTGCAAGCATGACGGATGATAGCTATGTAATCGTCTGTAATGTTGCCTTGCTCGACTTGGTTAAGAGCTTCCTCTAAGCGTTGTTCGTATTCGTCTTGAAATTGCTTCTGTTCGTCCATGATTTTTCCTTGTTAGGCGTGATTGCCTAATACGAATATTAAGACAACTAAATATGTATGTCAAGTCAAATATGTTAAGATGTCTACATGGACAATAACGAAATCATCCAAACTTTAGGTGGCACAACAAAGGTAGCTAAGTTGTGTGGCGTAACCTTGGCTGCTGTTTCTCAATGGCGCAGCAACGGTATTCCGCAAGATAAATTGATATTTCTTGCAGCTAGCTTAGAGAAAGCGTCAGACGGTAAATACACACGTAAAGCAATGTTTCCCTCGACATGGCAAGACATTTGGGTAGAATTGCGTTAAATACTTACAAGCCTGAGTGTTGAGATTGAGTGCAGCTACACTTGGTTGGGGCGGTGATTTAATAAGATTCTAGACACCTTATTAACAAGTACCCGCTAAGACACCAGCACTCAGACTTGTGAGTATTGGGTGTTAGCGACCCAATTTTTTAATGCAAGCGTCTAGAATAAAGGTTCTGTGGCAAGCACCCGCACTCTTAGACGTTAGTGTTTAATTGTCTAGTGGAAATCGTGCTTTATCGAAGCTCACTTTACTTTCTTTAAAAAGTAGTACATAATTAAACCGTTGTCGTGAGAGATGACGAAGCCGTTTAAATCTGTATATTGACGCTTTTTGCGTGGCATCCTTAAAAAAGATGTTCTCTCACCAATATGCAGATTTAAGCGGCTTTTTTATTCTTGCGTCTTCCGTCAGGGAGCGTTATTAAATGGGGTTAAATCGCCCGCACCCAATAAAGATTGGCTAGTCACACACCCGACTGCAAGCCACGTAGCCTTAAATGGGGACTACACAAGACTAGAGGACATCGGTGGGACAAGACTCTAGCTCGATTGAACATTAACTCAGGTAGGACTGGTATCTAAAAGATATGGGTCAGGTAGGAAAGCAGTAGGAAACTACGTGCTATCCACCCTTGGGGAAGTTATGTCTAAAACAACACATTAGGGAAAGTACTAATAAAAATAGTTGGTTATCGCTTGCACAGATTGTTAAGTTAGCTTAATATCTCTACATCAACTAACCAAACGGAGCAACAACATGAACACAACAACTTTTGGAGGTCACATGGTTGACTTTACTTTCTTACCCTCAGATTTCAACTCCACAGAAATTACTGTGGTCGCTAACAGCAAAGATGCCAAGCAGTATTTGGCAGAGCGTTACGGTTTTGCTTGTGTTTCCCTTAACGTCCGTAAGTCGGCAGCACCAGAACTTGCTGACAGTTTTGAGTTTCAGGGTTTAAGTTACAACTAAACCAGAGGGGCGAAAGCCCCTATTAAGGATAAACATGGACTTTGAACAATTCTGGAAGAAATACCCTCGCAAGGTAGCTAAAAAGACCGCTATGCAAGCGTTTGCAAAGCTACCCCCTGATGAACAAGAGTTAGCCCTTGACGTTGTAGACACCCACGTTGAGTATTGGAAACTGAAGGAAACAGACACAGAGTTTATTCCACACCCTGCGACATGGCTAAACCAAGGTCGATACTTTGACGAGTTAGAGATGAAAGCTAAAGCACCTAAGAAACCTGCACTTCCTTGGTATTCAAGTGAGCAGCTTACGATGGACAAAGCACGTGAATTAGGTATGCAACCAAGACCGGGTGAGGACATGGGGCAGTTCAGAACACGTATTGCTGAACGAGTAGCACAATTAGCATGAAAACTTTAATTATTGAATCGTGCGAAAAAATAATAGACCCTAAAGCACCATCATCTATTGTTCATGTAAAAAACTCAGAAATTATTGCAAATTATTTAGGCGCAGACATTGTGACTCATCAATCACAAATACCGTTAGTTATTGGCAATAAATACGATGTAATCATTTGTGCTTATGCGTCACCCTACATGAAATACAACGCCTATTTAGACATTTTGGACGCTAACAATAATGCCAAAATGTTTTGGCTTGTAAACGATCACGATATAGAGGACAACATACTTCTTAGGAAATGGTTAATTAAATACAACAAGCCATACCATATGATTTGTAACAATCCTCGCTCTGGTTATAGACATTGGATACTTAATAAAAACATGAACAACAAAAAGTTAAACGATTGGATTGATGAGTGGCATACAGTCAACTTAAACGCAATGATTTTTGATGAACAATTGTTTTATAAAACGATGGAAACATCAGAACGCACTAACGATTTAATTTATTACGGCACATTTAGAAAGCACCGTGTTAAAGATATGCTTGATTACAACAATGTCAATTATTACGTTAGTTCGTCAAAGAAAAATCATCTTAAATACCAAACCGCAGGAATACAAGCTAGGTTTATTGAAAAACTGCAATGGTTTGATAAAGAGCCTGATTTAATAGAACCAATTGGTTTAAGGTTGCGAGATTACAAATACAGTCTTTACCTTGAGGACGAGCATACGCATACTCATTATGCTTTTATGGCTAATCGTTTTTATGAATGTGTTATGAACAATACGCTTTTGTTTTACGATTCAAGATGCAAATTAGTAATTGAACAAAGCGGCTACAACATTGATTCATTTCAAATTGTCAAAAATGGCGATGAATTAAAAGAAAAAATTGCAATTTTGGCGCAAGATGAATATGAAACGTTGCTTAAAGTGCAGCAATCAAACTTAACTAAAATTATGCAAGAAAAAAACGAAGCATTGCAAAACATCAAAAAGGCATTGGGATGAAAAAGAAAGACAAAATAGACAAGTTTGACAGACCTGCATACAAAACACCTAAGACACATACAAGACCGGGAAGCCTAACAGTCTTAGCAGCACCAAGTCGAATTGCAAAAACTTTGTTTTATCCAAACGGGACAACAAAACATGAGAGTAAAACACCAAACAAGACTGATTGAAATTCTTGAGCAACAAACGGATTGGGTCAGCATTAGGCAATTGTCGCAACTTAGCGGCATTGCAGAACCCAATTTGCGTAACATCATGCGTCAAAAGTCTATGCAATTTTTAGACATGGCTAGGCACGACACAGGATTAAAGCATGGTGGTCGCTTTGTTCGGGTGTACAAAATACCTCGCAACACTCAACCGACTTATGACGCTCTTGCGCTTGCTAAACAATATCAAGGTATGTTTGGTCAACTATTTTGGGCAAGCGATAAGAAAATTGAGCTAATGGCATGAAAAAAGCAGCCATTCGCTACGCTGAAATACTAGAAGCTGGTGCTTGGGTTACGCACCAAGAGCAAGAAGAAATCGCCAAACTTTTAAGGAAATTAGCCATGACTGAAGATGAAGCGTGGGACTTATTAGAAGCAAAGCAGCAAAAAACTAAAGCAAAACCAGTAACTGAACGTGATGCGTTAAAAATAGCCTACAACGCATTAATTGAGATAGATAAGGAAACACCTTACCCACTAGCAAAACACGCTGCAATGGTCATTAAAAGCGTTCTGGAAGCACCAAGCAAGGAACAAGAATGAACGCATGGGGTTCAAATACTGACCGCATTTTGTTGTTGCTAGCTGAAGAACCAATGACTAAAGCAGAACTATGCAGAAAGTTAGATTTAACGCATGACCAAATCAGCAGCAGATTGACCAAGCTAAAGACCGAATCTAAAAGGTTTGGTAAGCGCATACATATATCTGGTTACACCAGACACGCAATTTTAGGTAAACAGCATATTCGTGCAATTTATGCGTTAGGCGATAAACCAGACGCTAAACGAAATATGCAAAAAATGACGCAGAAAGAACGCTCTGCAAG